AGGTGCGAACGGCCAGGTAGGCATCGAGGTGGTGTTTGAATATGAGGACGGTTCCATCGAAACGCGCTTTATTGATTTGTTCTAAAAGGAGATGGTGGTATGGCCTATTTGCAGCAGATTGCGCGGGACGCTTCGCCAAGAGGTTCTGGCGTCCTGCGCGCCATTACCATCCGGCTCTGCATCACCGACTGTACGGGAACAGTGTACTTTACGGATATCATGCTGCAGGCCGGTTCCATCGCCACCGGCTGGGTCGGTCATGTGGGTGAGATCCAGTGGACGCAGGACGGGTAGGTGATGGCCATGGTGACAAATTTCATTCGGTTTACGGAAACGCTTAAAACCAAGGAAGATATGCGGGTGGTCAGCATCACCGTGCGCCCGCTTATCGCAGACAGCACCGGCACTATCTGGTTTACCGATCTTCAGATGCAGGAGGGTAACCAGTTGACTGGCTACACACCCCACACCACCACAATGCTTAGAAATTCACCAAACCCACCGCGATACCACAACGGCGTGGTGCGCACCGGGGATACCATCATCATCTTCAATCTGGGTGAAACCTCCGCAGGGCTGGACTGTTATATTTACCCCATTCAGGACATGACGGCAGAAAGCGTTGCCCTCTCCCAGGGCGCGGGATCGCATAAAATGCGCTTCCTCGCCTCGGCAAACGCTGGTGACGAACTGGCGCTGCGGGCTTCCACGCGGGAATGTCTGAAAAACGGAAGTGCCACGCCAAAGCACGGATTTTTTCAATATTCCGCTGCCCATGACAGCAAACATCAGGTTCAGCTTCAGGAGCGCAAATCGGCGCGGGTGTATTTTGAGTACCGGGAGATGATGAAAGGACAGGATCGGCCATGAGGGATTATTTAAAAGGAAAGAAGTGCATGGTGTGGAGCTTCATGGGCAACGCTCGTATGTATCAGGCCCTGCGAGATTATGGCGACCGGCTGGACACAGTCGGTATTTTTACATTTGAGGTCAATATATCCGGCGCGATCACCGAAACCGGAACCGATGTGGCTAGTCTCGCTACATACCGCGCAAGATGGCCCCACATCAAGTGGCTGCTCACGATCATGAACCATGGGACGGCCTCTATTTTTACGGCGTTACGCAATAACGAGGGCGGCGCAAAAACTACCTTTCTTTCGGAAATCGTGCGGATCATGCAGAAGTATCCTTGGTGCGCCGGTGTGGACATCGATTTAGAGCGTGGCGGTGGGTATGAGAACAGGAATGCGGCCAATGTGCTGTTCCACGATATTTATCAAACAGTCAAGAACTACAACCCCGCCAAACTCGTCAACCTGTGCTTACCCGGCATGACGAGTGTGCAAGGTTCGGTGGGCGGTGAGAACTGGTGCGTATACGAGGATTTGAACGCTTATTGTGATACCGCCGCCATCATGAGCTATGGCATGGCGTGGGCAGGCTCCGCCCCCGGCCCCGTCTCCCCGCGAAGCTGGCTGGAGGGTATCTACAATTACGCTGTGCAGGTCATGGATCCGGATAAAATTTTCATGGGGCTGCCTGCTTTCGGTTGGAACTGGAGGATCCACGACACGCCCGAGAATCTCGGCATCACTTATCGCGGGATTTCCAACACCTATTATGCCGCGCAGTTGTGGATGACCGGAGGTTATAACTTTACGGACGACGGCCCGCCGCAACCCATGATCCCCATCATCGCCTATTGGGACGATTACGATAAGGTGCCGTGGGCGCTGCCCCATGTGTATGATTATATGGAGGGTTGGGACGCTGTAGAGCGGCGAAGTCCGCTTTTACAGGAAACTTATAACAGGCGGCGCTATTTAACAGCCTATGGCAAAGAGCAGCGGACAGAGTTCGGGGTGATATCTATCGACCGCAACGGCGTGCCTGACAGTTATACCGGCAACGTCACCGTGACAGAGAGCATGGCTTCGCTTGGTGAGGGTGGTACGGCCACATATCATTTCCAGATCACACAAGCTGGTACTTACGATGTGGCGGTCAGACTCTGTTATCCATTTTGGGACAAGAATGCCATCGTGGCTTCGCTGGACGCAACCCCCAAAACCTTCTCGGAAAACCGCCTGTGGTGGCCGTATTGGCGGCGGCTCTGCTGGCACACTCTTGTAAAGGGTGTCTTTCTTTCGGCGGGCGCTCATACTGTCAGCATCAGTGGAGGCGTGCCCGGTACGCAATTTTATGGGTTTCGAGTTTGCAGCAGCTTCTCGGAGGCTCCGTCCGCTGGCGAGGCGATTTTCGCGCTTTCCCCCCGCAGCTTCAAGGATGTGAACGGCGTGATGGCTGTGCCCGACCGGGGCTTTAAGCTTACCTGCGAAATGCTCAGGAGAAAACCAGACTCTGCCCTTGTTTGGTACGAGGACTTTCGGGATGAGAACATACTGCCGGAGAGCTATTGGACGGTGTTGGACGGAGAATGGGACGTGTGGCAGGATCCCGACAGCACAGCCAATCGCCCCTACTCTCAGCTTGAGGGGTCAGGCCGCCTTGCGTGGAAATATGACAATTTTTCAGATGTCCATATCCGGGCACGGCTGGCATTCCCGCAAAGCGGAGGTGGTCGTGCGGGCGTATTTTGCGGCGACCTGTTCTGCTGTCTCAACTACGATACGCAGCGCATCGAGCTGTACCAAGGCTCTACGCTGCGGGGCAGCTACGCTACGAGCTTCAGCAGGACGCCGGACAGCAATCTCCGTTCCAACCCGAACATGTACACCATTGAGATGCGCAAGCGCGGCAATACGGTCAAGGTTTACTCCGGTACGAGCTACACCCTGCGCTTTACAGCAACCGTGAGTAGTACCGGAGGCTATGCGGGCTACCGCTCGGACAGCCGGACGGTATGCGAGTTGCTACGGCTTGGGGACGCGTGGGCTTACGAGCCATATGAGGCGTTCGATGTGCTTATGCCGGATGGTACCACAAAGAGCTTCGGCAGGCTTGCCCGCACAGGGATCACATGGGACGAAGAGTTTCAAGTGTTTTCGGTCAACAGCGACGTGGAGGAAATAGCTACCCGCAGTGAAGATATATCGCTGGATTATGATTTTTTCCATTCCGATCTGCTCCAGATCGCCTGCGGCGGGGATTACGTTGCCAAAGTGGTGCCGAGAGACATCAACGTCTGGATCGCCCGGCTGTTCCTTGGCGACGCGGACGGCTTCTCCATCCTGTACTATCAGGATGTAGACAGCCTCGTATATTGGGCGAATGAAGCAGCGTACCGCTGGAAGCTGCGAGGCATTGCTATATGGTCGCTTGGACAGGAAGACATGAGACTGTGGAAGGCGTTGCCCAACCAGATTTGACAATTTGATATCGTCAAGGTTTCAAGGACGCTTTGCAAGCAAACGGCAGGGCGTTCTTTTTGCGCCGGTTCGAACGGCGCTATATACAAAAATCCAACTGAAACGGAGGTTTTAACAATGAAAGCAATCTGGAACTGGATACAGGTGGCCTTTGCCGCCATCGGTGGCTTCCTCGGCTGGTTCCTCGGTGGCTTGGATGGATTTCTCTATGCCCTCATCGCGTTTGTAGTCATCGATTATTTGACCGGCGTAATGTGCGCGATTGCGGACAAAAAGCTCTCCAGCGAGATTGGTGCGAAGGGCATCTTCAAGAAGGTCCTCATTTTCGTGCTGGTCGGCGTGGGCCACATCATCGACAGTCAGGTACTCGGCGACGGCGGCGCGATTCGGACGGCGGTGATTTTCTTCTATCTGAGCAACGAGGGGATTTCCATCTTGGAAAACGCCGCGCATATCGGATTGCCTATCCCCGAGAAGCTCAAATCGATTCTGGAGCAGCTGCACGACAGGGATGACAAGAAAGGCGGCGATGGGTCATGAAGATAACCATCAGAATGACGCGCTCGGAAAATGTCGCTCAATTTGGATCACAGCCTGTGTCTTTGGACTTAGAGGAATATCTCTGCGGGGTGGTTCCCGCCGAAATCTATGAGTCGGCTGATATGGAGGCGCTCAAGGCCCAGGCTGTCGCAGCGCGCACCTTTGCGGTAAAACGGACGCTGGCGGGCGTGGTCATGGACGATACATCCACTTTTCAAGCATATCGTTATGCCTTGTCGCTCTCCAGTCCGCGAAGCAGGCAGGCTGTGACCGATACAGCCGGACAGGTGCTCTGCTACGGCGGCGAGATCATCGACTGCTTCTATTCCTCGTCCAACGGCGGCCTGACCAAACGCAGCGGCGACGTGTGGAGCCGTCATTACCCGTACTACGTCACCAAAACCGATGAATGGGATATCGCTGCCCGGGAGGAAAAGCCCACCGCCGCCAGCCACGGCGTGGGTCTGTCCCAGGTTGGCGCGATGTGGGCGGCGAAAAACGGCGTTCCATATCACCGAATACTCGCGTTCTACTACCACGACACCGCCTTAGTGCATGGATACGGCACGGGCGGTGTTGTTGGTTTTGAGGACGCGACTGAACCCGAAGGAGGAATCCTTATGAATTTGACCACGAAATATATGACGCGAAACGACTGCTACACGGCAAACCGGAAGATCGTGCCGAAGGGTATCATGGTACACAGCACTGCCACGCCCGGCGTGATGGCCGCCGCGTGGTTCAGCCGCTGGAACAAGTCCTACAAAGCAGGCGAAACCGACAGGCAGGTCTGCGTCCATGCTTTTTTGGACGATAAGGAAATTTGGCAGTACCTGCCCTGGGATCATCGCGGCTGGCACGCGGGCGGTTCGGCAAACGACAGCCATATCGGATTTGAAATCTGCGAGCCCGCGGGCTTCTCTTATTCGGGCGGCGCGACGATGGTCGGGTATGACGCAGCAAAGCATGAGGCGTATTTCCGAGCCGCGTGGGCGAACGCTGTGGCGCTCTGCGTGTATCTCTGCAAGCTCTATGGTTTGTCGGAACAGAACATCATCTGCCACAGCGAGGGACATAAATTGGGCATCGCATCAAACCATGCGGATACGATGCACTGGTTTCCCAAGCATGGCGAATCGATGGGCACCTTCCGTGCGACGGTCAAAGCGGCGCTGGCAGGCGGTTCGTCCGGGGGCGGTAGCGTGGAAACGGACGGTTATTACCGCGTGCGTAAGTCCTGGAGCGATGCGGACTCGCAGCTTGGTGCGTTCAAGGTGCTGGGTAACGCCAAGACACTGACTGATAAAAATCCCGGTTATTTTGTCTTTGACGATAAGGGAAATCGGCTGTATCCAGAGATAACGGATACGCCTAGCGGTGTTTTTGCGGTCGGCGATCTGGTGGCCTTCAAAAGCGGCACGGTCGACTACTATTCGGGTAGCACGAAAGTTCCGTCGTGGGTGATTTCGGATTACTACCACAAGATAACACAGGTCACATCGAGTGGTAAGCCGGTCGTCAAAGGCGGCAAAACCTGTGTGCTGCTGGGCAAAAAGGTCAAGAAGACGGGTGGTTCCGAGGAAGCGGGCATCAACACTTGGGTGAACGAGGAGGTTTTGACCAAGATAGACGGCAATCAAGCCGGTGAAGCCTATACCACTTATACAGTGGCCAAAGGCGACTCCTTATGGGGCATTGCGCAGAAGAAGCTCGGTAGCGGCGCGCGATACCCGGAGATTATGTCCTTGAACGGCCTGTCCTCGACAACGATTTATGCGGGACAGGTTCTCAAAATTCCGAAATAACGCTGGGGCGGTTTGAAAGGAGCCGCCCTTCTTTTTTTCTCCATGGAGGTGATTGTTGTGACCGGAGAGCAAAAACGGAACATACAGGATATGCGGCGACAGGGCTTGAGCTATTCGCAGATCGCTGATTCGCTCAGTCTTTCCGTAAATACGGTCAAATCCTTCTGCCGACGTAATAACCTGTCAGTGCACAACGCTTCCAATGATACGGAGAACAAAGCTGACAAAGAACATTGTAAACAATGCGATAGGCGTCTGGAGCAAACGCCAAATAGCAAGCCAAAGGTATTCTGCAGCGATCAGTGCCGCCATGCGTGGTGGAGCGCCCACCGTGACAGGCTGAATCGAAAGGCGGTTTATCACCTGACTTGTGCGTACTGCGGCAGGGTTTTTGACAGCTACGGCAATAAGACGCGCAAATATTGTTGTCATGCCTGCTATATCAAAGACCGGTTCGGAGAGGAGGCGCGCCGTGAACAACGAGCAATTTGATCGTGAGAAAAACTACGGCGCAGCTATCTCCATCGCCAAAGCGCTACTTTCCAAGGGACTGATCACCGAGAAAGAGTACGCTAAAATTGATACAATTTTCATCCGTAAATACCGGCCGATTATCGGCGGTTTACAGGCAAAATTGCCTTGATGTCTGCGGCATACAGAGGTATCATGTCCCCCCAAGAAAGGAGGGATTTTTTATGCGAAGTATCAGGAAACTCGAACCTTCACTGCCGCAGATACCGGTTCGAAAACGAGTGGCGGCCTATGCCCGAGTTTCCAGCGGCAAAGACGCCATGCTCCACTCGCTGTCCGCGCAAATCAGTTATTACAGCGATATGATCCAAAGGCGGCGTGATTGGGAATATGTCGGCGTCTATGCCGACGAGGCGCTCACCGGCACCAAGGACGAAAGGCCGGAGTTTCAGCGGTTGATGAACGACTGTAGAAACGGGCTGATCGACATGGTCATCACCAAATCCATCGCGCGGTTTGCGAGAAATACGGTGACCATGCTGGAAGCGGTACGGGAACTGAAATTGCGCGGCATCGACGTGTATTTTGAAAAAGAGAACATTCACTCGAGCAGCGGGGATGGCGAGGTTATGCTTACCATCCTCGCTTCATACGCGCAGGA